ATATCTTCTTTAAGAAGAGAAAGGGGTAAACCTTTGAGTCGACACAAGGCTCGATCCGGAAAAGCGAGGAAGGTTACACTTGTCGCAGTTAGTTGGCCGTCTGCTAGGTGTATTCTATGCAACGCCGTTCTCACTAACTGGGGTGACATGGCTGTGCACGCTGAGTATACTCACGAAGCAAATCTAGGTGGATGGAATGATCCAAAAGCAATAGATGTGCTTAGTGCTATATTCAGAGGAGACATGGTAAGTCTCTTCGGTCAGTGGAAGGATGAAAGACACACGGACACAGAAAGTTTAGCTGCGCTAAAACCGACCAGTGCACAGGAGGTGGATTCTTGGCTAAGGTAAAACAAGAGTTGCCTGAAAATGTGCGTGCGGCCGGCCTAACAGTAGTAGGCGATATCATCTACCTCGCCATCTCGCCTGACATAGCAGACGGGTTAAGTGATGCAGAGTTCGAGTCTTTAAAGGAGTTAGGTCCTTCTTTCTTCGAACTCTATATGCTCACTGATAGGTTAGGTGCTATGCCTGAGGGCGCAAAGTTACCTCCTGGATTCGCTGAGCACTTCAAGAACGATGTCCTCCCCAACATCGAGAAAGTGCGGAATGATCCATCAGCACGAGAACAGGTACGCTCTGAAATACGGGATACTTTAAAGTCTCCTGATAAATTAGAGCGTCTATATCGTGAAGGTGGTGATACGTATTCCGAGATGCTTGCGAGAGCTGTTTCTAGCGAAGAATCAAAACAGGAGTTAACCGGCGTCCTGACACCAATGCCAGCAGAGCAGTCACTTGGGAACCTGACTACTATGCCTGCGCAAATCTAAAGGGAGCATCAAAATGGAGATGCTACCACTTGAGCCTTACATCGCTGACTTGAGCGAAGATGCAGCGCTAAGACTCAAGAGTAGTTTGGCGCGTACTGCGAGAGGTAGTGGCGTGGACTTGGTAACGCCCTTTATCCCACGTTCCGAAGATCCGAATTTAGGACGGACTATACTACGGGACGAGTTGCTACCTAAGGTATACTCTAAGTACGATTGGATTAATGATGCAGAGCGAACACAGGCGTCTCTTATCGGTGCGTATAGCATACAGCTACCGTATGTTGATAGGGCTGAATCTGTTGAGAGATACTTTCGAACTCCAATGGGCAATTACGATGGTAGCCTTTTGGATCGAGCAGTTGAACTTTTCATCAGTAGTCTACCTCAGCTTGATCTTTCACCTTTACCATTGGAATTAGCCTTCAATCACATGCCAACTGGCACTGCTTTAGGTGCACCTTTCTTTACCTCTGACAAGAGATATAGATATGATGTACTTAGGGTAGCTCAATACATACATAGGATGGGTTGGCAGTACGATGTCGATCCATCTCAGCTCTTCTGGCGTGGTCAGCCTCGTGGAATAGGGGAAATACCTAAACAACGAGTTGTGTGGGGTTATCCTCATTACATGACTATTATAGAGTTATCTCTTCAAGAGCCCATGCTACAGGTCTTAAGGGAGATAAACGCCTTTGTCGCCTGGAAAACTCCAGATGACGTAGATATGGTAGTTACTGGGATAATAGATAGAGCTGTACATCCGATGCTATCAATTGACTTCAGTTCATTCGATGCCAGTTTGATTCGGGAGTTGATATATGGAGCGTTTGATGCTGTAGAAGCTATGTTTGAATCCAGAGCAAAGCCTCAAATTCGATTTGTACGTGACACCTTACTAAATATGCGATTGTTAACCCCACAAGGGATAATGAGCGGAAAGCGGGGCGCCATGCCATCGGGGTCTGCGATGACGAATCTGATTGACGGATTCTGTCAACGTATTGCCTTGATCTACATCGCACTAAGAATGGGTAATCAAGTGGAGGACCATATAGTGCAAGGTGATGATGGAGTGGTTACCTTCAAAGGTAACTGGGACTTAGAAGACGTCGAAGCTATCGCATTAGAGTTGAATTTGAAGATGAGTAGTGATAAAGGAGGCGTTTCAGAGGACCGAGTGTATTACCTCCAAAATATACATTCAAGCGACTTCCGGGTCCGGGGAGTCTGCGTACGTGTCCGACCGATCATGAGAGTCCTGAACGGCATGATGTCTTATGAGCGATTAAAAGAGGAGTGGAACTCCTTTGACGACACGGTTAGATGGTGGCAACAAGCTGAAGCGGCCAAGTATCATCCGATGTTCTCTAACTTAGTCGAATTCCTATATCGGCATGATCGATACTCTAGAACTCTTGATGCAAGTCAAGTTATTCAAAGGGCAGGCGGTCTAGACGCGGCGAAAAGTGCCCTTGATCAACCGCAGTTTCCGTATGGGAAAGAATCGTTGGACGGGATAAATTCGTTCTCCGTCGTTCGGGGGTTAAAACGGCTAAGGGGGCGTAGCTAAATGCTAAAGGGAGATCTATT